CTTCTTGAGTTATCTTTTTAACTCCAGTTCCAGATACATGTTCTGCAGCTGTCGTATTGTCTGCACCTCTAATTACCGTTAGTTTATTTCCTGTTTTTGAATCTACAAAAATTTCTTCCTCATCGATGTAAATATAACTATTCTCAGGAATATTTGTTGCATCAGTAACTTCAATGATGGTATCAATTTCTGAAATATTTGTGGATAGAGTAGTTGTAACTTCTCCCGTATAGTCTTTTATTGCTCTCTTTTCAACACTATAAACAAGATCTCTAGATGGAGTATCTGTTTTGTGTCCAGCAACAAATCCAACAGATACTTTTTTGATGATATCGGAAGATGCAGTAGAAATTGGTCCAAAGAGATAAGTTTTTGCTGTAAATCTTAGTGTATAAATTAGTGCTCTTCTGGTTGAAAAATCACCTTCATAATCATCTGACATACTAATGCTATTCAAAACAACAGGAACATCCCTTTTCTCACCAATTTCCTTTACTAGATCAATTGTAATAGTGTATGAGGGTTGAAAATATGGCAAAATCTGTTCTACTATTTGTAGCATATCGTCATTTAGTTTGGTCATCACACTTAGTTCAAAATCCAAATTATATGGAACAGGTAAATATGCTTTTTTCTCTTGTTTTTTATTTGATGTTGGTGAAGTTATAAAAGTTTGAGTAGTTGTAGATTTTCTAGCAGAGTCATATGATAAACCAATAAGTTCAAATGACATTCTAGGCAAACTCATTTGAACTGGTTTATTTAAATTTGGTGACTGTTCTAATCTAGCTAAAAACTTTTGAGTTGGTCCATAAGCTAAAGGAACCTTCATAATACTAGTAGTATTACCACTATTATCTGCGTGTTTAATTGTTATGTTATTAAACAAAGAACCGAAGGAAACAACAGTTCTTCTTAAGATTTCGTAGTAAAAGTATTCAAACATTTTTATATCCTTCGTTAATACTATAATTTAGTTATAATAAAATATATTTATGGCATTCCAAATGGGTTATTTTCACTGAAATCTATTATAGTGTCAGCAAGTTCCTCTATATTATCATTATCGGCATATGGATCAACAATATTATCAGTATTTAATACACGCAATTCATAAGTAGCACCACTATCTTGTCCAGTTATTATTTCTCCCGGAACAAAAGTTCCAGTAATTATTGAAACTTTTAATTCTCTACTGACAACGTTCCACGACTTAACTTTTGCAGAAGAACCACTTATGGATCCAATAATTTCTTCATTAAATTTATATGTGCCAATACCAGATGAATATGGAGATTCGATTGTTATAGTAGGTGCTGTCGTATATCCAACCCCAGCATCTAAAATTCTAATCTGCGATATAGAACCCGAAGAATTTACTACCGCATATCCAATAGCTGTTGTCCCTATTCCTGGACCGCTAAAAGTAACAGTTGGTGGTGAAATATTAGTATATCCAGAACCACCATTTGTTATTGTTACAATTCCAACCAATCCATTTCCTATCACAGATGTTGCTGCAGCTCCAGATCCGCCGCCACCAACAAAAACTACATTTGGAGCTAAAGTATATCCAATTCCAGGATTTATAAGTTCTACACCTTGAACTCTTGAAGATTTTATTCCAACACAATCAACTAAACTATTAATCATAGTTGCAACCCCAACAGCATTCCTGCCACCGAAAGGTGCTGAAGATATTGCTACTTGTGGTGTGGATGTATATCCATTTCCTCTATTAGTAACTCTAATAGATCTTACTCCACCATTAACTACTGAGGTTATGGCAGTTGCAGTTACTCCAGCTCCAATTAAAGTTAAAGTTTGAATATAGCCTTCATTTACTACATTATCATCTATAAAATCAATGCTAGTATCTAAATCTTCATCTTCATATCTGAATAGTTCGCATCTCAATTCATAAACATAATTTTTTTGAAGTTGATAAAATGGTTTTTCGTGTTCTACATATTTTATCTCAAATAGTCTATCGCCAAGAGGAAAATAAATTAAGTCACCCTCCTTTGGTCTATTTCCTAACTTTATATTAGGATTATTTCTAATTAAAGGGGCAATATAAGTGTCAAATCTATCTTTAGAAATAATCAAGGTCAAGTCATCAACATCTTGAATTCCAAACTTAGATAAAATTGTTCCATTGCCACCGTAACCTTCATAATTATCGATGTAAGCCTCAATGGGGTGCGATATATCAAATTTTGATTCTATTACTTCTTTAATTACAGTTTTTTCCGTTATATACTTTCTTGGAAGATAGTATACATCTACGCCATATATTTTAAGTTGTTCGTTAATTAAATCCTGAATTAAACTTTGTTCACCAAAAGAACCTTGTTGAAAAAATGGATTAAGCATATGATTAACCTATCATATCATAAGGTGGTAATTCATAAGTATTAGACATTCTTTCCATCAACATATCAATTTCTCTCTGAGCATCATCATACATCTGTCTTCCATTCAATTCCACTCCACCTGGAAGTCTAACTCCATTAAATTTCATCATATTTTGTCCCCACTGTCTTTTAATCAGAGAAGTTAGATATGGTTTAATAAAAGAATCATTCCAAACTTGACTGTAACTATTTGGATCCAAAGTTGCATAACAGTCTATTATAATATACTGGTCATTTCTTACTGAAGACCAATCAATATCTAAGTATAATCTATCTTGCCTTTTATTAAATCTGATTTGTTTTTGTGTATTAAGGAGAAAATCTAAATCTTCGAGGTAAGTTTTTACCATTGCATAAGTCAGAAGTTCAGTCGTCCCCCAATAATAAATATCATTTAAAAATAATTGATACTTAACACTGAACATATTATTGGTAATATTATTTGCACCATCAAAAAGGAAAATCTTATTTACTCCTATCACTGAAGGTGGCATTTGTAAATAATTTCCATTTTCTTCATAATTAAATGTAGTAGAAATACCAGCAATCGATGTTGAAACACTAGTAGTTGTTATACCAATAGTAGAAGAATTTATTCCCCTTGCTCTTCCTCTTTCAATATCATTTTGAGTTAATTTGTATTTAAAAAAAGTAGGGTAAACTCCATCAAAATGCCTCTCTTGGAAAAATTGAATAGCATCATCTACCAAGTCTTCTATTTGCTCGTCTGCCACATTAATTTCCAGAACGGGAGCACCTAGTTTTCTCTTACAATAATCAATTAATTCTTGTCTGGTAGATGGTTGAGCCATTTATTTCTACTTTTAGAAGTATTTAGTAAAAATATCATATAGTATGACTTAAAATTTGGAAATAATTTCTTGTTGCTTTAAGTACAATTTGAAATAACATTTTGCAACATTTTTAACATCCTCAATATTTTCTAGAGAATCTATTTCCGCTGCCATTTTAAAATATTCAAAATTTTTACTTAAATCTTCCAATACAAGTTGCTCAGGATTCATTTGCCAGTCTCCTTAGAAGATTTTTAATTTCATTTAAGTCATCTTTTATATTTGAAACTTCTTTTTCAATTGAATTTATTTTTTGAGTTTCCTTTTCCTTTAACTTTTTTTGCATAATATAGTTGTTATAGTCCGTCATGCTCGTATTAATAATTGCTTTAGTTTCACCATCTCTAATTAGATTTGAGTGTCCTTCTACTTTTGATTTGTTCATGATTTATCATGCTAATGCAATTACCCTTAAATCTTTTACTCTTGGTGGATAAGCCTGATTTGTTGAAGTTCCAATTAACTTAATACCAAAATATCTAAAGGAAGGTAAATTTTCTACGGTAAATTCATATTCTTTAAAGTCTGTTAGAGAATCGTTGTCAAATCCAACTTGATCTGTCTTCGAAACTCTTCTATCCGATAAACCATTACTGTCCGCTACATTAATTACATCTCCGCTTGGAGTTAAATTTGTATGCCCTGGGAATGGGAAATAAATTAATTCTGAATTTGGTTCTTGCGTTATTGAGTAGAAGCATCTTAAATCACTATAGGTATTGATATATGCTGTCAGAATTATCTTAATAGAAGATGCTGGTGTTTCTAGGGAAATTGGTTTAGTTGCATAAACAAAAGCAGTTGGATCATCTTTCAAAGTAGAAACTCTATCATCTGTAGCATAGTCTAATATTGGACTATTGACTCTGTTTGAAGTAAAGATCATACCAACCCTATCCAAATCAATAACCGGAGAAATATAAGAGTTGGTTGTTGATAGATTTAAATTTAATGTTAGTGATTTATTAGCTGGTAAATTTGTATTTCTTAGATTTTCATTTATCTTTGCTCCAACCAATCTTGGTGTTGAAAAATAATTAGTTGCGTCCAAACTAATAGGTTCAAATCCTTGATCAATAAAAGGTATTTCATTACCAGATATACTACTTCCGCTAACCGTTCTCAAAGAAGCATTTATATTTGTACCTCTTAATGTTAGTGTTTGAACTACTGGTCTTACCAATTCAAATGGTATATTTTGTGTGGCATTGATTTCAGAACCACCTGCAGATTTTGATTCGTTTAAAAATAATTTGGGAAGTCCAACAGATAAAGTCCTATTTGCCATTCTACCATCTTGATCACTCATATCCAATTTTATATTGTAAAAATCCAAATCATATGGATCAGCAATAGTAACGTCCTCAAAGTTGTGAGTTTTATTAATTCTGCGTAAAGATACTGATGAAAGTTCGTATTTGTATACAGGAGTTCCTGCAGTGTAGTTAAACGAATTTGTTTGATCTACTGCTCTAGTAATTCCTGTTAGGACTGGTGGAGATACTGAAGTATTAACTCCAGTATACGAAATAATTTCATTTTCTATTCTAATATATCCAGGATTTGTTGCTGCCACAGATACATTTTCAAAAATATCAAAACTTGCGATTTCGACACTTTCTATTGAGATAGAGTCTGTTGATGTAGAACTATAATCAAAAGATAGTTTAGTAGGTTTTAAATCAGAAGCAACATTACTTATTGATACCAAATTTTGAGTTGAGTTCATTCCATGATTTTTATGATATACCTTAATGTTCAATCCATCATTTATAACTTCAATTCCATCGGCAGGAATAATAACATTTGCTCCAGTACCATTTAAATCTGTAGTTACTCCGGCATTATTAATAAATCTTAAAGTATTTCCTACTCCTGTTATATATTCTCCCTGAACTTGATCTATAATTAATTCGTTAACTCCGGAAATTTCAGAAACAGATAGTCTTAGATTTGTTCCCAAATTTTGAGATCCTATGCTAGTTATGCCAACAACATCTCCGGCAGAATATCCCATTCCCCCATTAGAAATAGTCGCGGCAATAGCAACTCCATTTTCAATTGTAATATTTGCTTTTGCATCTCTTCCACTACCTGTTATAGATCTTAGAGAAACATTATTAAAGACAAAAGCTCCAGATGATGGTGTATATCCTATACCGGAATTAATTATACCAAGATCCCCAAATGCAGATCCCGCTGAACCTACAAAATTGCCCGTTCCATTACTATTTGCTTGAATAATCGTATTTCCCAAAGAAGGTAATTTTGAATTTGCAATAGTTGTTCCTATACCCACCTTTATTTTTTTGGAATTTAATTCCAAAGAATCTTTGACTAAGGTTGCTATTTGATTATTTCCAAGACTAAGATCTGGGTTATAGAAGTTTATATTACCACTACCGACAAAATTAGCTCTGTTTAATTTGAATTTTAGATCTTCAAGTTGACTTGGATTCCAAGTAACACCATTTTGTGATTTGAATAAAGAACCTGTTAATGGTTGCTTTGAAACTAAAACTTGCTCCTCATCTTCCAAATTATTTGTGCTAACATCAATTTCCGTCAGTCTAGATATCCATACATTATAGATATTTGATGCAGATAATATAGCTAATGCGTGAAATTGTTTTCCTGCAAGATAAACCGGCGACTCAAAAGTAACTCTAGTTGGTAAGGATGCATCAGAAGAGATTTGAATATCCTTAGGATCAATTACTACCTCACTGAATGGGTAAACTTCATTAGTTGGAAGACCTAATTGCATAGGTCTTAATTGAACGGTAACTGGCAACTCTGGGTCTCTGGAGAAAAAATATAAGTCTACCGAAGTGGCAAAAATGCCACTTTCCGGTTCAACATAAAAAGACTGTGCTAAAGGATCTACTAGTTTCATTTTATTTCTTTATCCTATTTTTCTGACCCATTTATATTATATTTATAGTACACTTTTATCTCCTATTCCTATTCCTAGTATTATTACTTTGACCTCTATTTGCTTGAGGTTGGGTTGGTGTTCGCCTATTATTTGTTATCAAGTTGCCTACTCCTCCCACCTGTCTTGGTGTTAGAAGTTTATCCCTTACTTGTTGTACGGCAAGTTTTCTTTGAGATTGTACACCTACATTAGGTAAATTAAATTTCGGCGCCTTGGTTGTACTCGCAATAACTGAAAATCCGCGTCCTATTGGTACATTCCTTCCCCTATCAGATTTTGTTACTTTAACCTCTGCATTTTTAAATATCTTGTTAGCTTTTTTGGCTCCAACTTTGGATTTAGTCTCAAGGTAAGTCTTACCATTAACTGTGTTAACTGCAACTGACCGCCTAAAGGTTTTCGCAGGACCTTTAGAATTTCCAGGTTTACCATCAAGACCTACAATATTGATAAATCTCTTACCAGTATTTTTAGGCTTATTTTTTCGGCCTCCCCTTGGTTCATCAATTCTCTGCGTGTCATTATCTTCTCCTATAGGTTCAGGATCAGGTTCAGGTTCAGGTTCAGGTAGTGGAGATATTGGGAAATCGTCACCACCACCAAAATCAGGAATAAATGGTTCTGGTGATGGGAAGTCAAAGGATGGAGTCTCAATTGGTTCTGGGAATGTAGGTTCTGGAATTTCTTGTTCGAAGTCTATTTCTTCTTGTGGATCTTCAGGAACAACAGGAGGTGGTGGGCTTAATGGAACAATTGGCGGTAAAGTATTTCCAACAATTGTAGTTGCCACAACTGCTGTTGGTCCGGTTATGCTTTCTGGTCTACTTTCTATTACAGTTTGTGTTTCTGTTCTCACAGTTCTTACTGAGAGAATATTTTCCTGAACCTTATTAACCTTTCCTTCAGAGAAATACCTTTCTTCGGCACTGGTTAACGCAGGTTCAATAGTAGAATTTGTGGAACTATTTGTAATTCGGAATAATTTTGGACCAGTTTCAAATCTTGGGTTGCCAAATATATTTGGATTTGGAATATAGAAAGATCCTATTACAACACCAATCTTATCAGTGATTAATCTTAGATTTGTTACTACAGCTTCAGATCCACTAGTCAATCCTCTCAATTTCATTCCCACATCAACATATCCAAAATAATCTCCCTGTGCTTGGAGTGAGAGACTAAATGTATCTACATTCAGAATAGTTGATGTTGAAGAATACGCTTCCGGAATTGGTTGACCTACCTCATATGGATTTGCACTAAACACTTGAGTTGGTGCATTAAATGGACCATACTTATGATTCGAATTAGCGACTCTAAAAGTTATTTTTGGATATGGTCTAACTGGAGATATAGTTAAGGAAGAGAAGTTAGCAGGTATATCAACAATACCCTCTACGGTCTCTCCAACTTCAAATACCCCTGTTGACATTTGAATTTCAAGAAGTTTGGGTACAATAAAATTATTTACGTCTATGCCATTAAAGAATGAATAAACTCTGGTAAATGGTTTTAGTCTCTGAGCGACAAATTCGACATTTCTAGATCTCATAAAAGCACTTATTTCGGTGCTTAATACAGTATCACCAAGAGAAACATTTTTAAATTCATCTTTGGTTATTTTTCGAATTCCATTTCTTGTAGAAGTACCAGTTCTAGTTACTGTTTCTAAATCTTCTTTAATAATATAATATCCAACATTAACTGTTCTGGAGTCTTTTACTGTAGAAGAACCAGTCCAAACAGTTTCCCAAGAACCCCAAGTTACGGGCCCAAATCCACTTTGGTTATCTAATTCGGAAGCTAAAATTTGAGATTCTGATTGAATGTAATTAGTAGCAACTTCAGTACTATTGGCTTCTAATCTAATAACGTCCACCCAAATATCTGATGAAGGTGTAAGTTTAATTGTTCCGCCATAGAATCCAACTCTAAATGGAGATACAGATTCTGTTCTTGTTGCAAAAGGTTGATTTATTTCCTCAACTTCAAAATAATCTAATGTTATTAAACTTCCAGTTTTTGAAACATTTGTACCAATTAAATCATTTACAAAATTTGCATCGGGATTTGCATCTAAGTTATTTCCCAATCTGATGAGAGAATTTGACCCCAAAATTAAATCAACTTGCGTCGTATATGGAGCTGGTCTTAATTCTGAATTAACTACATCAATACTATTTTTTACTATAGTTACTTTTTTCTGAGAAGAAGTGGTAGAAAAATCATCTACAAAAAATCCAGACTTAAACCTATTCAGTCCATTCGTATCTCTGATAAAGAGATTTGAAGTATCAGATTCTAGTAATGATAAAGAAGTATAGTACTCTAGATTTTTAATCCTATCCTCAAGAACTTTAATATCTTTCATTCTATATCTTTTATGTTCGGCAAGATTCAAAGTTGCCTCACTAACATTGCAAAGATAAGCTGGTAATGTGATAGTTGCTATATTTAAAGCGTCATCAATATCTGCAGGTGGTTGCGGATTATCCGCAGGTTCTCCTTTATTTAATTGGAAAACTCCATCTTTTGTTAGATAAATTTTATCAACCCTTGGTAAGTAATATGAATAGTCTAGAAGAATAGACTCATCTGATGCTAAAATGCTTGAAGAAGAACCACTGCTTGTGAAGTTTCTTGCACTAAATTCGAAAGGAGATAGTGAAGAGTCTGTAACTGTAAAGTTAGAAACCCTTGGTCTAATATCAATTATATCAGTATTTCTTATTCCATTAACCGCAGAAATATCGCAATAATCAAATTGATTGTATGAACTTGCTGTAGTTAGATCTCCTGTATCTGATGAAGAAAAACTAGCAGATTCAAATACGACTTTTATTTTTCTAGTTGGTTCTTTTGAAGTTGATTTTCTGATTATCCTAGAATAATCATAAATTGTTTCTCTCTGTCCGTTATCAAAGGTATAATTTGAAATAATATTGTTATCTCCAGCATCAATACCAGTAATTGTGGCTGTTATACCAGACTCTTTAAATGTTATAGGTTCATTTATTCTAAATGTATTGGAATTTCTGGATACATATGAAATTTTCAAAGAATTTAATCTTTCTGCATATACTCCAACTGCACCACTAAAAGAACCAACAAACTCTTCACCAATTAATAAATCATCGGTTTTTGCTGTTGGACCATTTATAGATGTTAATATTAGATTTGGAAGTTCTGGATCCGAAGTATCATTTGACTCATAAATTCCATAAACGAATGTTACATCTGGTTGCAATAAACAAATTTCCTCGTCCTGAACTCTAGTACCATATGGATATGTACCAAAGACTAATCCGTCATTGTTTGTGGTTGAACCAGTTCCAGAATAACCATACTTAGATTTGTCAACAATGATAGATTGAACTCTGTTTTTGTTTTTGACTTTAGAGTCAATATCAGTCTTTCTTAGTGTGGCAATTAATTTACCTGTTCCAGAAGAAGTTTCTAGTCCAAATACTGTCAATTCTCTCCCACCACTGGAGAATATAAGTTTATCTGAACTTAGTCTTTCAGTAGTTCCGTCAGTTGAAATTAAAACATATCTTTCTTCATCATATGGTAAAAATGTCTCATCTGATTCTGCAATAATTGTATTGGTTGCATTACTACTAATAGTAACATCATATTGCTTTCTTATAGTTAATGTAGAACTTGTTAGATCTACCGATGCAATATTTCTACTAGGTAGAGTTGTATATAATGTATTATCAGATGAAGATTGAAAATTGGAAAATAGGATTCTAAAATCACTTGGTGTAATATCTGTGGTAGGCAAACCACCATCACATACGCCAGATACAGTTGCTATTCCAGAAATTGTTAGTTCGCTATCAGATACTGTTTCAATTTTTGCAAAAGAAACAACAGATAGTCCCGGATTTGAAAATGCGACAGTATTTCCGGAGGTTGCAATTCCAGTGAAAATAAAATCTGATGAAGTTACTGTACTTATTCCACCTGCACCTGCAGTAATTTCTACAGGGCCAACATTTCTTAAAGTAGATTGCTTAACATCTGCAGTAAATGTTGATGCTCCACCAACAATTCCATAAAGAGATTTTACGTCATTTGTTGAATATGCAGTTATTGCCGTAGAAACTCTACTGTTTTCTATTCCATCAAATATAAATCTTTCACCAACAACAAAAGTACCCTTTGTATTATATGCAGTAATAATACCCGAATTGGATGCATTAAATCTTAAAAATCCTACAGCTCCACTAGATTTTCCTTTAATATATGTCGGTGCAGTTAGTGTTATTGGTTCATTGAGTGAAATTTCAGTATAAGTTTGAATATCATATAAAGAAATATCCCATTCATTTGCATCTGGTACTGAAGTATTATATGAACCAGATTCTAGTGCGAAATCATAAACTCTAGCAAGTCCAATTTCTTTTCCTGCGGCATTTATAGAACTTGTCCCAACTCTAGAATTTCTTAGACTCAAAGAATATGAGGTAGAAATTCCCAATGAAGGAGACCCGTGAACTCTATTGAGAGTATATGTTGGGCCAGTCACATAATTTAAACTCTGACCCTGCAAAAGTTTTGTTTGTCTTGGTTTTTCAAAGTCAAGATATGTAGTCCCCAAAACATCAATTTCAAAACCACTAACAAATGCTTTAAGTGGGGAAATAACATATGTTCCCAAATCTTCCGATGCTGCATTGCTATTGTAAGTTAATTGATTTTCTTTAAATACTCCATTGTTTCCTTTTAGATTGTCTAAAGTCTCTTTTACAAAAACTGAAGGAGATTTTACATAATAATTTCCGGATTCATCAAATGTTCTTCTTGCAAATTCCTTTTCTATTTCATTATAATCTGGATTATTAATTTGTCTTTGTAAAACTCCATTTCTAACTTCCAAAATCTGTACAAAATTTACAGATGAAGTCTTTATAGGTTCATTTAATGGAATTTTTGTTAATACTGCATCTATTACTAAACGATCAGCACCGGGTGCAGAAAAATTAGTAAATCCACTAGCATTATCATTAAGATCAAAATTATCAGATGAAGATTCTATAGTTTCAAAAATTTCAAATCCTATTCTATAACTTGGAGTGTTTGAATACTGATCAAGTATAATTACTTGATCTTCAACAGTGACAAAATGCCCCCTTAAGTAATAGACACCCTCCGATAAACTAACAGCAGAACCAATTGAGTTTGGATTGCCTTCAATAGTTAAAGCAAAACCTTGATTTGCTGGAATAATAATTTCCAAATCATCTTCAATTGTACTATTTTCAATTAATGATTGCTCTAAAATCAAAGTTTCTGCTGAAGAAAATCCCTGAAAACTATTAGTAGAAGTATCTGAATTTAAAAAATTGACATATAAAGTATCAGTTCCTCTTACTGAATTATCTGCAGTAATAACTCCAACTACAATAGCTCTTACTCCACTATTCGATCCTCTAATAGTCTTTCCGATTAAATATGGAAGATAAGATAGTACCAGAGACCCAAGATAACTTTCTTGAATCTCTACTGCATAATAATTATCGATATAATTTATATTTCCTGGAATTATAATAGAACCTTCTTTAAAGAAGTGATCTCCAAATTGTTCAATTTGGTTTTGGAGAATTGACTGTAGGGTTGTTAGCTCTCTTGCTTGAACGGGTTGTCCAGGTTTAAAAAGAACCCTGTAGTATTGATTTTCCTTATCAAAGTCGTCAAAATATGGCGATACGTCTAGATTAGTTTGCTGTGGCATAATTTCTAAAACTGCAAGATGACTTTGATATCTTCTTTTTGATTTGATGACCTTGTTATTGAAGGTCTATTATCAACATAAATTATATTTCCTGAGTGCTTTTCCACTTCGGGATTAGCAACACCATCAACAAAATTTTGGCCAAGAAAATATTTTCTATTATTTATTGTAGTAGTTACACCAGTAAAAGATGTATCTATTCCGAGTCCACTTACATTAGGAGATTCAATAATTATTGAACCACCATCACCCGGATTTGCGGTAAATAAGTTACGATTAAAACCATAAAGTGGATTTGCATTCGATGTACCATTACTATTAAAACCAACTAGTGTTCTATCCTGCCAATATTTTAAAACACCTGTGTTTTTATCATAAGATACTACTCTCCCAAATGCAGTTGAACCTAATCCAACTGTCTGAGTGAAGTAAGAATTTTCTGGAAAATTTGCAGAACTATATCCAACTCCAACCAATTTAAGAGCTGATAAGGCACTTGCTTTGCTTAGTGCTAAAGCATCATCAGAATTAAACGATAGGGGATTTTCTACAATTCCAACTCTTGCTACTTTATTTCCAATGATAAAGTCTGGATTTTCTACATCATTTTCTAATCTTGAATAGATCAGTACTCTATACGCTCCCAATTCTCTATAAATGTCATATCCGTGACCTCTCTGCGGTGGTATAATAACTTTAAAAGATGGAGAAGATGAACCAGAAGGAACTCCACCAGAAACTAAATCAACAGTTCCATATGTATATCCTGACCCACCACTAGTTACAATTGCAGATTCTACTACAGAATCGCTGTTAACAACTATAGTACACTCTGCACCAGAACCATCCCCATATATTGGAACATTTGTGTATGTCCTATTTGCAGTTCCAATACCAATACCTCTATCCAAAACTCTTATGATTTTAATCTGCCCACCATTTATTGCATTATCCCTTATTGGAGCATAGTCTGAGTTTGTTTCCCAATCTATAGGAACAGGAATAAAATTAGTAGAATCAAATTTTATCAATTCACTTGGTTTAATAGTATATAAGTATTTCCAAATATAACCGTCTTCACTATCTCCTGCAGGCCTAGGTTCCAAATCTGTGAATCTTGGTTCATCTAAAGAAGGTCTACCCGATGGATTTTCCGGATCAATACCATTATACAAGCAAATATAAACTCTAAAATCACTATTTACAACGTAAAAGTTAGAAGAATATAAACTTGTGGAGTTTGATGGGATAGCTAAATTAGTTCTGCTAATATCATTGCTATACATATCATAAGTAGTTCCAGTCTTCCAAATATTCTTTCTAACTACCTGCCTAACGTCCCCACTTGTAATTTTTTTCAATGCAATCATTGTATCCCAATATTCATTTTCCTGGTCAAAATTATCTTTTGGCGCAGGAGGTAATGAGTCCCAATTGGAATCATAATCTGTTGCATTTGTTAATCCAACAAAAGTATAATAATTATTTGTAGTTGACGTTGCTGCCGAAACAAAGTTTTTGGCATTTAATATTCTAAGTTGATCAGTTATAATCGCAGACATTTTTTTGTCATTTTTTTATCTATTTATAGTTGTTTTTATAAAGTTGTTGAGTATCCAATATAACTTAGTGGATTTAATCTTTGTACTAGAGTTGATGTATTTAATCCCGAAATTCCGTTGGTATTGTAAGAATTAAAGTTTAACGGATTTTTTCTAATGAAATTACTTAATCTACCCCAACTGAATTCTCCATAAAAACCGCTGTATCCATAACCAACCAAACCATTATAATCTAAAACACTTACAACAACTCGGGTCACATCTGTTATTCCGATTCCAAGGACGCTAGTTTGTGCTATAGAAACACTAGAGGCTTTATAAACATTATCAAGGCATGAAGTTCCAACTCCAACGATATTATTTGTAGAATCTAAAGATGTTAGACCAAAACCAATATTTGAATTGAAAATTGTAAAGTAATAATCTGTTTTTATCCCGCTAATCCCTGTAGTTGCAATTCCAACATTGATATTAGTATTTCTCAAATAAGACTCTGTTGGGATAAACAAATCAAAAACTACAGCTGTAGATGCCACTCCAACTGATGTTGTTGAAACTCCAACAACTATTCCAAAATCTCCTTCATAATCAACATCTACAATTTCCTCTACGATAACCTTTGGATATTCAATTAAAACTTGTGGAGGATTTGAAGTTGTGTACCCAGATCCTGGATTTATAATAGTAAGTGAGGTAACAATTCCCGAAGAAATAGAAGCAATGGCAGTAGACGTTGATCCAAATCCAACAGGATTGCTAATTTTGACGACTGGATCTGTTGTAAATCCTATTCCACCTTCAACTAAATTTAGAGAAGAAATTGTGCCAGATGTGGAAACATTAGCGGTTGCGTAAGAACCTTCCTGTGGATCTTGTGATATCAAGATAATTTCTGATTTGAGTGTTTGGCTAGTATTTTCTCTAAAATCGTCAAAGAATATTTTGACACTCTGGACAAAAATTTCAGTTGAAGCAGATCCAACATTTTGTATAATATTTGTTGCAGGTTGAATTAATGGCTCATATATTTCTCTATCTTTACCAATTTCCTGTCCACTTATTATCAAGTCTTCTGTTTGCCTACACCAAAGTAGTGGTCTTAATATAGTTTCATCTTCAAATAATCCTGCACCAGTATATGGATTTGTTATCAAAAGATCAGAAGATATAATATCTGTAATTAACCTATTATTTTGGTTTTGCTCTGCAATATCACTAGTTACCCTAACAAGATCTCCAATCTTAATAGTCTGCAAAACATCTTCACTTAAAACATCAACGTTACCCGTTCCTTTATAGAATAGTATTTTGCAAGTATCGCCAACATTTGGAGCATCTAAGAAAGTAAAAGTACTTCCTCCATTAAATGTATAAGAAACATCCGGAACTTGTAGTATATCATTCAAAAATATTAATAGTGTATATTGAATCTCAACATTTGATCCTGTTCTAGATCTAATTGATGATTGAATTCCATTAATTTTTATTGGGAAATTCCTCCTTACACCATCAAATAGATTTTCAATTTTGTCAATAACTTGAAGATCCCCTATAGACCACCCGTAGAAAATATCAGAGAATATTTCATCTATAGTTAATTCAAAATTAATAAATGGTTTTGATGCATCAGTTGGTATTCCAGTTAATCCACCAGTAGGTACTGTCAAAATTTGTGAGGTATTGTATCCATATCCCAAATTTTCCAATTCAAAATCAATTACACTGGAATTTTGTCCAACTATAATATTAACAGTTGCTTCGGTTCCTAATCCAGAAGATCCAGAAGAATATATTAGTGGAATATTATCGTAATTATTTGGACCATCAAAAACAACTATTGGAGGATTTGCTGATGTATATCCAGAACCGGGATTTGTGATATTAATATTTGATGAAATGTTACCAGTTCCTGGAATTACTGTTGCAAATCCTATAAATTCATAATTTAATATTCCATTACTAGATGTTTTGACGCCAACATCAACTAATCCAACATAAGGAGAGTTTAGAGATACCAAAACAGACTTTTCGGATTCTATAGATTGGGAAATAGTGCTTCCAGATCCTATCAAAACATAGCTATTTCCAATTCCCAAAATAGGAACATTTTGTGAACCTATTCCTATGGAATTTGAACTTGAATACGCCAATTTCTCAAATATTCCATTTTGATTGTCTATGTAAATTATTGTACTTCCAGAACTAATAGTTGAAGAAGTTTTTGTAATTATTTCATATTTTTCTAGAGATCTATAACCTGAACCAGAATATCCCACACTAATATTAGAAATCGTTCCTGCACTAGAAACTATAGAAGTTCCACCAGCAGAAATTAATGGTTGATATCCAAATCCTGTTGTTGACGCTACAGAAACTATAACACCACCTCTAGGAATACTTGAATTATTAATATCATAAGATGCAGATGATATTCCACCAATGAATTCTATCGTACTAATACCTGCATTTTCCGATATTTCATAATTTCCTACAATACTTACAGAACCTGTTCTTTTTGGCTCTTGGAATACATTATTAATTAAAACAATTGCGTTGCTAGTAGAAATACCCGTAACATCTTGTCCAGAAGACTTTAGAACAAATTCTTTGGTAACTCCATCAAATTGATCGGATAAACTATCTAAAACGTAGTTAGTAGAATATGTGTCTACAAATACACCTGAGGTTGTATTAATACCAGATCTCAAAAATACTCTTCCACCAAAAGTGGACCTTGTTGTAATGCCAATATAATCTCTTTGGTCAGGTCTATTTGTTTCGTCACTTGTTGGAGTGTTTCCGTATGGAGCATCTGCAAAATTAATTGTGTTGTTTACTATATTATAGTTTCCTAGTACTTTTGTAACTGTACTTCCTATAGAATGACTTTCCGCATTTGTTCCAACAAAACCACGATCAACTAATAGAGAATTTGTAGATCCAACTCCAACAGAGTTTACTCTAATAATTTCATCATTTATCTTCAACAAATCTCCACTAAAAATGGAAGTTATGTCAGATATTGTTATTTGCTCTTCACTGGATGAGGAACCTGATGCTAAAGTTGTGGTTACTGCAGTCGAAACTATTGGTGATTGAATATGGTTATCTATTGTTATTAGACATCTTGCATTTTGTCTTGTTGAAGTAAATGTATGTATTCCAACACCAACAGAATTAATAATTAACGGTTCTGGAACTGGTTTGAGACTATTTTCTGGAGATGATGCAAGTCTGATGCTCACATCATTTAATTTTATAACATAAACCGTCGATGGTAATTTATCCGTTAAACCAATGCCAGCTATCGTTGTTGTTTCTATTCCAACAGGATCCCCTTGACCAAAATCATATTTAAGTTCTTCACCCCCTACATAAAAATTATTTGTAATTTTAATTCTATTATTTTCAATATTGACGATGTTTGGGTCTGAAGATTGGAATGATCTTTGGAAGATTGGTACTCCTCTGTGAAGTAGGTCAAATGATTTTCTAATAGAATTTGAAACACCATCAAATTCTGAAAAATCAGATTCAATATTTGCATTTGTTAGGTTTAAGGATGTAAAATCATTACCAGTATCAACTACTCTTAATGCATTTCTATAAATTTTTACATTTATAGAAGCATCAGCAATTGGAGTAAAGTTTAATGTAGTTCCAGAAATTACATCATAATTTGCACCAAAAGTTCCCAAACCAGAAGAAGTTCCTATTCCACCAAACTCAGAGATATATGCGTTTGATCCATCATTAATAACTAGAATTTCTGATGCTTGATAATCTCCATTTGTAACATCCTCAACAGACACAATATAATATGAACTTTCATAATCTGTAGAGAAAGTTGATATTCCTATTTGTGTTGGCGAAGGTGAGGATGATATTGCTACAAAATTCGAACTTATTTCGCAAGTATTAAACTCCAATGAAGAAGTGGTAATTCCAACATTAGTGCTTGCAATAGAAACTCTTAAAGTATTGACAATATACGTTGTTGCCAAACTTACATTTGGAGTAAAATCTAGATTTATCGTTGATCCGGATATATAAGCACTATATGTTCCTATTCCACCCGTAGAATATCCAACTCTTGTTGCATTTGAAAGTTGTCCGTATTCCAAAATACTGACGTTATTACCATCACTTAATAAAGTTATTTCTTCAAACTGATAATAAGTTTCGTCGGAAGATGTAAACTGAACTAAAACTTTTGAAGTAGAATATGTTGAGCCAATACCAACAATATTTGTTTGAGAAGAAGTTCCTGAAGGAATTATTGTAGTCGAAGATCTTAAATCTACCAAATTTCCTATCGATGTACTTCCGATACCAGTATTGTCATCTTTTATTCCATATGATATAACATTAATAGTATAATCATCTGATGTAAAATTATTTGGAAAATATCTTAATGTTCCCTCAACACTAAAGATAGAAAATTCAAATGATCCTAAATCAGTTCCGGTATTAAGACCCGAGTATTCATTCAGAAATACTTCATTGTTGTCATGTATTAGTGTAACTAATGACGACTCTCTCAGCTCCGTAGAGTTTTTATCTTTAACATAAGTTATATATTTTTTCGATCTAAAATCAGTTAATCTAAATGTATCTACAATTGAAAAAATTTGAGATGACTGTTCGCTGGAGAATCTATTGCCAATATCATCTATAGAAAGAACTCTATTTCCAATTGATATAAATTCATCTTGTAAAGAACGGGAATTAAATACAAATTCTTTAGAAAATAATTGCGAATTAATATTTAAAGTTCTTTCCCTTACAAGATCAAAATCGTTTACACAATTTAAATCAATTTCCCTTACAAACTCTACTAAGCCAGAAAAATCACCTTCATTTTGGTCTGTAGATATTCCGCTTGAAATTGAATCGATAGATTCTACTACCAAATCTCCAAACTTTTTAAATCCAGATGTATGATTTAAATTTCCTATAGAGTCGTTCCAAGTATCATAATCTACTTTAGATTTTATTGAATATGAGAAATTTTGATAGTAATCATTATCAGCTATGACCTGGAATTGATTATTTAAAAATCCGGTTTCTAGTTCCCATCCTTTTTTAACTATTGCTGATGATTCAATATTATAAACTGCATCAAAGTTTGAATCTATACGAGTAATAATTCCCTTCGCATTAGAAGATTCGCCAACTATAATTGAATTCAATTCAAAGTCATCAGAAGTAGATAATTTCAATAGTTCTACATTTTTATTCCAATTTAAGACTATACCTCTTTGAGATTGAGTTTTCGCAACTTCTCCTCTTAAGAAACTAAACTTTTCCAAAACCGGATCAAATATTGGAAAATATTTTTCCGGAGTAACAATTCCTGCAGAATTATTAGAATCAAAACTTCCAGGAACTTCCGAGTCTAACAAATCTTGACTGAGATTATAAACAATATTTGCTCCAGTTCCTCCAAATAGTGGATTAACTGAAGTTAAGGTAAATAACTTATATCCATATTCTTTTGAATTGAAACCTTTTCCAGAATCAATATCAATATTTACATTCTCAACTAATACTTTATCACCAACGTTGAATGGGAAAACCTGGCCAAAACTATAAGATTTATCAAGTTCAATAGTAACATTTTTAGAAATTTCATCAAAAGTTATTTCTTTAATTGGAACTCCATTTGAGTTATTTACTGGCAATATTGTTGGTTTTGAATTAAAAATTCCCTCAGTATTTCTTATAATTTTTACAGTATTTGTTTCTACATCATAATTTAATTCAACGTCATTGACAACGTTATTTGTTGTTGAATCTATCACTATGAGGTCTGGAGATATACTATAATCAATACCTACAGAAGATACTCCAATATTTTTAAATCTTGAGAGAGGATTTACCTTTATTATCTGGGGTAATTTAGCTGATGGGTATAAAGTTTGGTCGGCAGGATAATTAAATCCAATATCTTCAATCTCAAAATTTGTAATTTTACCAATACTTGAGGAAATGGGATCCAAAATAGCATTTTTTCCATTTTCAGAAAATACTGAACTTATACCCGGAGAAGTATCATAATATCTACCTCTAGATGTTATTTCTAATTCTTTTATTCCACCAACTGCATTTTTGGAATTGGTAGAATAAACAAAATTTCCGTCAAACTTAGAATATGAATCAATTTCAGGAAAACTGAATATGTTAAAGTTAAACGAACTATCTTGGACTGAAGATAATAAGTGGAATCCAAAATAACCGCTTTTTCCCAAAAGTATTTTATTATTTTCTATAATATTCTGATCATCTACTATGATATTCTTTTTAAGAAAAGAGTTATTTTCCAAATCAACTGGAACTAGTCTATAATACAAATCAAAATCTAAATTTTCTGTTCTTAGAGTAACAGATGCATTTTCATCAACTCCTATCCTTCCAACTTTAGTAACATTTAATCTGGAAATTTCAGAATCTTCTACCTTGATAAACTCTTCAGTAAAATTAGAATCTTTATATAATACAAATTCAAAAGCTGGATATGGGACCGATTCTATACTATAAGAAAGAGATTCATCTGAAAGATCAAACTTTATAAATTGATTGGAAACTGCAAAAATTCTTGGATTTACTAAAGACAAAGTTCCATCAGAAGCACTAGTAAAATCAATTACTTCCGGAATATTCTTAATTGAATTGTAATAACTTGAAGACAGTTTAATTTTATCTTTACTAAATCTGACAATATAATATATTTCATTATTTGATACCCCACCAATTGGAGAACTTTCTGCAGTATATACTACTTTTTCTCCGGTAGAATAACCGTGATTTTTTATAAAGATGATATTATTTGTAATATCAACATCAGAAGAGGTAAAAGATTTTGGATTAATTAGTAATCTACTATTCTTATCATTATATTTTACCACTACAGTAGTAGTAATGCCAGGAAGGGCTTCAAAGAAAACTATGTCATTCACTTTTAGTCCATGAGTTTCTGCTGTTGATACAGTAACAACATTTTTAGTAACTTCTCCTGTTAAACTGTTTGAATAATTTGTTTTAAAACTATGATTATCACCAGATCCAACATTAGTAAAGAATAAGATGGAAGTTGTAATGCTACTATCAATACCAACAAAAGATCCTGTTGAACCGAGTCCAACTAGATTAGTTGAGATGCCAATTAAATCTTCTGAGACTTTCGCTGCATAAACAATTTGATTATCTAATAATTGGAAACTAGTTATATTATCATCAGAAACAAATATTGGAGATCCTCCATTGGTTGAATAAATTAATTCATTTCCAGTTTCTAACTTATGATTTGGTAGATAAATTGTTTTAGCTGGTGTAGAAATAATTGTTATTCCCGCTCCAGGATTTGAAAAAGATAAAGTCGATCCAGTTCCCAAAGAAACCGATTCCTTTGGATTAAAATATATTTCTTTATTAAGGTTAAAATTTATCTTCGGATCTTTTTCTATGCTAAATGTAAATTTTCTTGTTTTTTCAAATAAAACAGTAGATATTGTATGTGAAGTACCTACGGAAGAATCAAACTCTCTTAGTACTTTAATTCTAGATGATAATTTATCAACTGATAAGATTTTAATTTTTTCTGTATCCAATTCATAAATATCATTTTCTCTAATTTTGGGAAAATCTAGAGAACCATTTACATCAAAATATGTAACAATGCCAGTTGCAGACGGAGCATCAACATTTTTAGATAGAGTGAGAGTATCTGAGCGAACACCTATTTGCAATACTGCATTAAGAAATTGAGTACTTGTACTTAATCCACCAATCGATACAATATCATTATTGAGGAAATTATGTGGTATTGTACTGAAAGCTACAAAAGATCCAGAATTTATTGGATAAAATTCCACATCATTATAAGTTGTAGATGCACAACTTATAGAAGTTACTTCTTTTCCTTCTAAGAAAGAAACTCTGGCATAAGCATCTGAACCACTTGTATTTGTATTATCAAATATTGCTTTATCGCCAACTTTATAACCGGTTCCACCAGAAGTTATTTCAACATCATCAATTCCGGATAATAAAGTTGATTCTATTTTAATCAAAGGTTCCTTTATTTTTAAAGGATTAAATACAAAATCGTATTGTGAATTTTCACTAGAAAGGTTATATGGAGAAGTATTTCTAAGTAGACTAAACTCGGAGAATATAGATGAATTTTGTTGTGATGTAAAATTTATTTGATAATTTTGTGTATTTGGGATAGAATTAAAAGTATTACCCACAAGATATGGGAATACTGGTTTTTTATAATTTTTAAATATTCCAGAAGTTTCTGTGGAACCATCACTAATTGTTGCAAAATAGGCATAAGTTCCTTCTGGAAATTCGGGTGTTATACAAAATCTTCCATTATGTTCATCCAGATCACTATCACTCGAATTATTAAATTGATAATCTTCTACAAAAAATCCAGGAGGGTAAATTCTTCCAGCAGACTCCGATATTGGATCTGGTCTATCTTCAGAAATTTTTTGTATATATCCAGGTTTCATCTCTCTAACAACGCCACCCGAAGGAGACGAGAATCCGTATGGTCCATATATCGGATTTCCATCATAAGCCCAACCTATTATTGGAGAATGGGCTTTTGACCTTACCTCAACATTTCTAACAATATTTAAATCTTGTATTAAAACTTTCTTACCATTTACAAAATCTGTACCAAAAACGCTTCTCCTTAATTTTCTTGGTGCATAAAAATGACAATATTGCAGTCCTTTTTGTGTTCCTTGATATCTATCGAGGACTCCATCATCTTCTAATATTTTATTGGAATTTAAATTTTTCTCAACTTTATTAATAGTCCAAGATTTTATCTTACAATCATATTTAAACCCATTTCCGGGAGTAAAAACTTCAAGCGATGTTCCAATTGTACTAAATCCAACTCCAGAATTTTGAACTTTAACATCAACTATTCTACCATTACTAATTACCGGAACCAAACTTGCTGTTGTACTATTTCCAAAAATACTAATATCTGGCGGTGAATTATAATTACTTCCACCATTCAAAACTAAAACTTGAGTTATTCTTCCATTATTAACTATCGGAGAAAGTTGAGCCCCCGTTCCAATTCCCAATACAACATTAGGTTGTCTTTCATAATTTATAATTTCGGATGAACCATACCCAACACCAGAATTGTTAACAAATACTTTACTGATTGAACCCCTAAAAATTGGTTGAATTACTGCATTAAAATCTTGACCAGTCCTCGTGGAAACTCCCACAATTCCATCAACAGATACCACAATATCTTCATAATTAAAAATGTGTTCTGAAGATCCTATTGATGTCAAATTTACAGTTTGATTTGTTCTAAAATAAAAATCTTTAGATGTTGATCCAATTCCAACCTCAGATAACCTAAATTGATTATCATTTACTTTTATTGCATAATAAGACTTACCATTCTCCAGTCCACCTATCGGTAGACTGGTTGAAGTATATTTCAATATTTCACCAGTTTTATACCCGTGTTCTGGAATGTTTATTATATTAGAAGTAGTGCTTACTCCGGAAGAAAAACATGAAGTCTTTTTATTCGAATAGTTAGAACCTCTATCAATTATAGAAAAACTAGAAATTTTTCTCTTAATAGAAGTTGCTTCAAATTCATGAACACCTACTCCATATGAAGTTAAATTTATCGTGTTAATTCCGGAAACAGAATCATTTAAAGTTTTATGCAATCTAATATTAAAAGAATCCTGAACGTTTACATAATATTGTGCTTTGGATGTCAATCCACCAACAGGAGTTTGTCCATTTGGCAAATATATCACTTGTTCATTATCTCTAAATTTGTGATAAGTGGAAAATCCTATTGTATTTGTAGATAAATTGACGAATAGTGAAGACTCAATAGAATTAAATGAAACTTTATGCCTGAAACTAGTTAGATTTACTTTTGCAACCGCTCCAGAACCATTTCCTCCAGAGATGGTTACTATTGGATCTGAAATATAATCAAATCCAGGATCAATAATATCAATAGAATTTAATTCACCAGTAACTTGAACATATGCAGTTGCATTTGAACCGTTTTCATCCAATATTTCAATATTTGGAGGATTGATTACATCATAGTCATCTCCACCATCTATTACATTGATTTTATCAATTCCACCATAATAAACTTTATCTTCTGATTTATAACTAAAAGCTTCAACACCATTAACAAATATTCCAACAGGACCAACAGGAGTTTCAAATTTTTTCCCATTTACGGGTTTTGATATATTTTTTATAAAATTTTGCGAAGAAAAGGTAGAAAATTTTATTTTATTTTTTGAGAATATATTATTAGTTACTGATACATTATTTTCGATAGAAACATATCTTTTTTTGAAAAGATCTAATTTGCTATTGGCAAGTTTTATTCTCGTATTATCGACTTTTTCAACATAATATACTTTACTCAGAATTCCCAGATTATTTCGTAGGTCAGAAGTATTTGTATCTTTGTAAATTACGGAGTCTCCAGTATAAAGTCCATGATAATTATTTGGATTTCCTGAGCTAAGGTCTAAAATTTCTCCACCGAAAGTGCCGGAAAAAACAATATCGGGGTTTTTTATATCAATATTTTCATTTAAATAATTTGGCAGTGAATTTGAAGCGACAAAAATTCCTGCATTCTCATTGGAATTTGGTATATAAACATTTTGGACATTAGCAGAGTATTGATTTATGTAATCAAAGTTAGTAAATTTTGGTTTTACTATGCTCCTCTCTATCAAAAATTTTAAATTTAAATTTCCTATTGAAGGACCTTCTATACTTACAGAATTTTCATTGTTAATTCCCCTTATGGTATAATCATTAATATTTCCATCAGATGAAATTAGTTTAACAATATCACCAATATAAAAATTATTTTTATCTATGGTTATAACTTCATATGAAAATAAATTTAAAGATGCGTTAGAGGATTTTGGTCCTATAATTTGTTTTACTTTAAACTTATTGGCAATATTGAATATCCAATTGTTAGCAAGAACACCTTTTGCAGGATATCCTAGTGTATTGACTTTAAAAGTCTCTCCCTTTGACATCAAATAGTTATTTTTATCAAAAGAAACATCGGAGATAACTCCGGTGATTCTTACTTTTACAATATTCCCACCAAATTCAGAGTAAGCAAAATTGTTTATTTTTATATCAGTTCCTTTTGGTATTTCTACATCAGTTGTACCAAATAAAGAAAATTGTGTAATATTTTCTATTATATATGAATTGATGTATTCTTGACCATTAACAGAATACGTCAATTCACCAGTTTTTGGAAATCCGATTGTAGAATCTACAGTCAAGACTGCAGAATTTAAGTCAGCATTTGTAGTTAATTTTGTACTTGGATGTATCTTAAAATTTCCGTAAACAGTTCCATCAACTGTCAGATCTTTAGAATAGTCTGCATCCAAACTCAGTACATAATAATTTTTATTTAATCTTTGTATTTTTTCTACTCTTGTAATAGTCCCATATGCTTTAGAGAAAAACTGAGATTCTTCTGATCCAGATTCATCTTGATATAGAGTTCTGTTAAGGAGAGACATTGGATCCCCTGATACAGATTCTACTACCAAATCTCTTGTTATTCTATAGTTTGCATCAGAAGGTTTAAACAAATAATCTCTTGGTCTTAAAATTTCAATATTTTCACCAAAAAGTGCTTTAAATATAACCTGATAGGAATCTTCAGTTCCTTTTGAACTATAAAAATCCTTTACTTGCTTTATAAAAGTACTTTGATTTACTCCATCAACAAAAGTTTTGTTTTCAAATCCCGGAGTTAGTTGTTTTTTAATTTTTAATAAAAATTCCTTTAGCAGCAAAAGGCTTAAATTTTCTACAGAAGAATTATTTTCATGATTCTCTACTTGAGAAGTTGAAAAAGTTAATTGATCTGTCGTATTTTCTGTCCTATATGATGTTATTCCACTAAAACCTCTTTTACAATCTACAAAAGAAGTTTCCGTTTTGCTTTTATATAAAATAATTTCAGAATCAATTTTTATTATTCCATTCGATTCTGGGAACCCGTAAGTTGATTCAACATTTATCACATCATCAGTAAAACCAACTTCACTTTTCAAAAATGTTGTGGATGGAGTTTGGATATAAAACTCCAAAATATCTCCATTAATACATTCTTCTACTAATGACAGTTCAGTACTTGAAAATACAAAGTAGTCAGTATTTAAAAGTAGTCTGGTTCCGTTTTTAAATACGATCAATTCATTAACCGAAAATCCACCACTTATAGTAAAGAATGATTGCGGATCCTGTATTCTTACAGTAATTATTCTACCAGAAAGAGATTTTGTTAATTCGTCAATTTTAACATATCTGTCAATATTCTGAAGAACATCCAAGGTTCCTCCCGATACTTCAAGAGAATTGTAATATTCTTTTAAAAATTCACTTACAAGTGGATATTCCTCTCTAACAAAATCGGGAAGTTGACTTTGTACAATTGAAGCAATTTTAACTCTCGTATTTGACATATTATTCTCTTATGATAGAACCATTACTGTAACTTGTTGTTTTTATGTAGGTTGAACCAGATCTATCTTCTCCAGAAGATATTTTATCTTGTATTACTTCAAGTTTTACATCATTTATACTCAGATTTAAATAAAGATCTTGCAATCCAATAATATCATTAGAATCTGGAATGGCTGAAATTTCAATAATTGGTTCACCGTCTTCTTTAGATGTATTTAAAATTTCAATAGAATCTATATTTATTTCGCCCTTTTCATAATCAATTGTTCCCGCATTTTCAATAATAATTTTAAAACCATCAAGTGAATCTTTTCTGAAGATACTTATAATTCCTGTCTTTTCACCTTGATTGGGGAAATCTGTAAAGTAAACAGGATCTTGAATACCCCCAATAAAAAATCCAGAAGATTTTATATTAAAACCACCAGAATTTTTTATGTAAAATTTGTTACCAAAGCATATTTCATATGTCGCTAAACTATTTAACAATGGTTTTAAATTACGTCTGATTTGAACCGTAGTTATGTTTGAAGTTATTGATTCGTCACTGTCATCGATTATTTTTAAAAACTTACTATACTTAAATCTTGCACCATATTTGTTCAGTTCTGAAGAATTTGCATATTTTTGTATATTTTTATAAACAGTATCCGAAACAAAACTTGAAGAAGGTGCAAGATTGTTATCATAATAAATTTTACTTTGAATTTCAATCGAGAGATATTTTAGATCTATTATTTCGGGCAATATTCCACCAACTGCATATTTCTTCAATTCTCTTTTAATATTATCCTTAACTCCGTTTGATATAAAAAATCCACCTTCTGGCTTGATACTAATAAAAACTTTTCCAAATTGAGGGGGATCTAAATCTTCTCCACCAAATGCAGAAACTGATTCTGCCTCTGGATATATTATTGGTATTATCGCTTCATAATCGTTTGCAGTAACTGCTCTATTCTGAGCTGCATATATTCTTGTTGCATATTTTTTGATAGAATCTACCGATTCAATTTCTTTTCCTCCACCTGAAGCAATATTTGTTGTTAGGAGTGAAATTCCTCCCGAAACATCTAGATTGGTATTATCAACTATAGTCCCATTAAACAAGAATGAAGATACGCCATTTGCGCTTTCCCCACTAGTAACAATATAAGAAGCTTCGACAATATTTTCGTTAATCAATCTTTTACCAAATACACCATCACCAAATATTAATTCATATCTTTGATCTTCTATTTCTTGAATAAAAAATATTCTAGATTCAGAATCTATATCTAAAATATTATTTGCCTGAATATATTTTTTTCTTATTCCAAGTTGGCCATCTCTAACTTCAACTCTAATTAAAGAACTATCGATATTTGCATTATCCAGAATATACTTCTGATTTGGATTTAGGGAATCTACTGTAAATTTATTTGTAATATATGTGCCTTCATATATTACAATATTATTAAATTCTGCAATTCCGTTTACAACGGGAACTGTTATATCATCGGGAATAGAATAAACAAAATTTTGATTTCCAAAAGAACCTGAAGAAGTCGCAATAATACCTTTTTTAAGCGTCAGAGTAAGTGGTTTTCTTGGAAGTGGCGTTAGAGAAGTATCTACGAAAAAAGAAATATTAGCTTTCGATGCAATTCTAGATTTAGGTGTGTATCCAATACTTCTTGCGATAGAAACAACATTTTCTCTCAATGTTGCACTGTCAATGAATACCTCATTGCTAACCATGTTAGCATTATATGAAGAGATGTATGTATTGTATGCAAGAACATCAATGATTGTCGAAAGGTTTGACCCCTCAAAATCATAATCAGTAAAATTTGAGTTTGATCTCAGATAATCCCTAATTGAAGTTTTTATCTGATTAAAATCTAGATTTGTAAAATTTACTAGTGTCATTTATCGTGTCGGTTGTAATGCAAATGATAACTGCTGAGGCAATAAATCTGCGCCAATTATGTTATACCTTACTCTAACGTCAAACTCATAATCATCAAATTTTGGTGTAACTGTTACATCAATCAAACTCACTCTTGGCTCATAATTTCTTATCGTATTCTCAATCTCATCTTTAATAATAGAAGCACTTATCTCATCAATATTCTCAAAAAGAGATCTATTCACTTTAGAACCCAAAATTGGATTAAAAAATCTTTCTCCAGGTTGAGTTAATACAAGATTTCTTACTGATCTTGCAATTGCAGTTTCATTTTTTATCGCAATCAAGTCAAAATTCAGGGGATTCACCTGAAAGGATAAACTAATATCTTTAAATTCTTTGCTTATCCTTTCAATAGGCATTTTTAGACTGGTAAGACTATAATATATTGTTATTTATTACGGTTTTTTTGATTCATAAAGGGGTTCAGTGCCATATTCCCAGTCATCATAATCCTCATCATTGCGAATTTTCTCATGGATTTCGTTTTGAGTGTGAAAATCATGTTTTTTGGGAGTCAAATCGTCATTATTGATCTCTCGAAGCATTTTTTGGTCCATTTTGCCCTCCTGATTTGTTAAATCAGAACTTTTTACGGGGTTGCTATCCCGTTAATCAATATAAAAACCTCTTCTTAAGTAATCTTTATCCTCAATAAACTCCAAATTTTTAATATTTTCTACTTTTTCATCATTCCAGACAGGTATTGCTACTGAATTTCCATATCTAAAGTCCGGATTTCTTCTAAAATGCACTTCTATAAGGTGATTTCCAATAAATTCGCAGTTAATCCACTCATAATCACCCTTTAGACTATTTAATATAAGAGGAAAATCTACCTTACAGTCAATTTTAGTCCATTTTTTCCATCTATAGAAAGGATCTTCATCATCTTTTTCACCCAATACAACCAATTTCGTCTCTCTATTTTGATAATCAACACTTAGATGATCTCCTTTGAATATTTCACACCAAAACTCAGAAGGATGAAAGTATTCTGTGTCTTCATCAATCCATTCTATACGAGAAAATCGTCCCATACCAAGTAAATTAATACTTGGTCGGACGATATAATACCCTGGATATGGAACAGGCACCCCTGTAGGTCCACAGAGATGCCCTAGACGATGATTTAGAATTAACTTACTATATACCCACAAATCATCTGAATGAATTGAATTCCACTCATCCAAACAATCTAAGTGGTACATATGTAAACTTACATCTGTTATCTATTTACCTTGGCCGCGATACTTTTTCTTCTTACCATTGCGAGAGGTTGCACTAAGTAATGTGCGAGGAGAACGGCCTTGGCGAGTCTTCTTTGGTGCTCCGGGTTCAAAAATAGTTTTATTAAGTGCCATTAGATTTCCTCCAGTTCGATTAAATTAGGATCAATATCAATTTCAGAAAAATAATCTTCTGAAAGTTCTTGAAGAACCTCAGTACATTCTTCTGCACTGAGGTCAGTATAAAGTTTTCTACCGTTATACAAAAGATTGTATCTCTTTTCCATTAGATTACGCGAGTTTTTTCATGCCCCACTCTAATACGAGGATCGCACCAGATTTCAAAACCTTCCTCTTTAGCATCAAGACAGAATGAAACATCCTCACCACACATATCCTGAACATTGCCAGATTCAAAGACTTGCATCTTAGGAGCAAACCAAGGATATTCGAGATTCTCAAAGACTCCCTTCTTAATCAATACCCAACCAAATCCAGTGTAATCAACTGTGAAAGGCTTTCTACGCTTTGAAATAGACTCTACGGTTTCATGATTCATGACTCCACCATTCTTGCGGAAATCATCTTCTTCTAACCAGTGTGCGACAGAGGTTGTGTGACCATCTTCTGTTGCATACCAACCAGCAACAATTTCCTTCTCTTCACCTTCTTCGTTCAGAGCAAGATCACAGAGCTGCCAGAACTTGTTCGTGTCAAAGACAATATCCGAGTCAATCCAAAGTTGATAATCATACTCCAATCTACCATCCCAAGGAATTTGCTTCGGACCACGAAGTACATTTGCACCCAAAACTTTACAACGTGCAAAGTTTACCATAGAAGAATAATCTTGTGAAATCTGAATACTCATTCCATTCTGAACCATGTCAAAACATAGTTGTACGAAATTCTTCAGAAAAGTAAAAGAACATCCACGTCCAGGAAGACAGAATACAATACTCTTCCCTCGCATACGTTCTTTAATTGCTGCAATATCCCATTCTTGTTCTTTGGGTGCAGGTGCATTTGCTTTTACTGTAAATCCTTTTGCCATAAGAAAATTAAACCTTCAGTTCAAATTTTATCAGTCTATATATGCCTTTGTCAATGCCCCTCAGAGTTAATGTGAAGAATTCAGAATAGTATCCTTATTCACATATAACTCTTCATATGTCAAATCATCAACATTATAGTCAGTCTTCATTAAGCCTACCATATTATTGAGAGTATTCCATGTTGCATGAAAATCTTCTTCTTTGATAGAGTGAAATAAACACTTATCCTTTGCGTATATGTGATAAACCTTTTCCATATAAAAAATATACCCGGGAATTTTTTTAGTAAACTTTAATTTACTAACGCATTATATATCATCACAATCAAAAATCCGAGGGGGATAAATACAATTCTTCCCATACTCTTTGGATATCTGATTATCCAACCTGCGAGTATCACTCTCCAGAAATTCCAGTAGGGCGTTGTGCGGCGGTTTTTAAGTGCTCTCATACTTCCGGAAAATTTTTATGAATGTGATACTTCGAGGTCGATTTGTCACCTCTGTAGGTTAGGGTAGTTAGGCATTTTTATAACGCAACGCCGCGCGGCGATATAAACAACGCGCCAATATAACTGCCGAATACTGACACGAATACATCATAACATATGCGTGCCCCAGTGTCAACCAGAGCACGCACAGTTAGTATCAGAACTCGATCATATCTGCAGTGGGTTCGTTATCATAACCCTCCGAAGCTTGGTCTGCAACGAGTGCATCAAGAATCGAAAGAATCTCAGTGCCAGTGTTACCTTGAGCCAGAAGGGAAAGGAGAACTTGCTTAGACATTTTGTGTTGTTGTGTGTTAGTAACTGTGAGGTGCCTAGTTTATACTCTTGTGACAGGAGTAAGTTATATCAGGCAGCGATATCTTCAGGGAGAAGATTAACTACTGCTTGCACTCCAGCGATATGCAAAGTGTTGACAAATTGCATTGCTTGATTGATAGTGGGAAACTCTACAGTACGCTCCACATTGTCTTGTACGTTAGTGAAGGTGACGGTGCGTGATTGTGTCATTTGAGTGTTAGAAACGAACATGGAGTGAGTGATACTTAAGACTAGAAATCGAACACGTCTGAGTTAATCTGAATCCTGTTAACTTTAGGGGATCCCCAAGATACGCCATCGGGGTTATGTTCGGGATAACCCATCAGAAACAGTGTGGTGATGAATGACTCATAATCACCACACTCAGCAGCAAGGTGATACAAACCCTCATCATTGTTGATCCACAGAGCAACATTCCAGGTCTCATAATTCTCCCAACCATTATACTCAGTGGAGAGGAGATTGCGTTGGTAAGTAACAGTCATTGGTGGTTAGTTAGTGAATCTTTCGGGGTGAGTTGTGTGCCCCTCATACTATAAGTCCACTTTGCAGCTAAGCAACTTTATTTGGTGCATCTCTACGTATCACTTAGGTCCTTACAGTTCTCTACTCAATCACTCACTACGTTCGTGATTACCTAACGGTGTTCTCTGGTGTATAATAAGACTGGTGGCTTAAGCTTACTCATAGTTCCCTTATTAACCTCCACAAAGGTAATTGTATCAGAAACAGTAAGGTATGTCAAGGCATTAAAAAAGACCCCACTAGGAGTCTTTCAAGGAGTGTATATGAGGTTTTATAAGTTACCACCTATCAGGTCTACTTAGGTCTTCTACGTATGCTTCTACCTTCTCAGCTGGTTCCAACTTAAATACTTTCTCCCAGTCAAGTTGGTGCGGGTCGAAGTCTTCGAAGACCTCAAGTTCTAGGGTGACTCTATAACGCTGCTTCTGAGCTTTCTGATACGCAACCGACATAAGTGTGCTCCTTGAGTGTTACTGTAGGTATTGTAAGATGCCTGGGAATTGTTGTCAAGTCCTTGGGGGTATTTATTCGGGGCGTGGAGATTTTATGAGGTATGTGTGGGGATTTGATAACGCGGGGGTGCTTGACATTTGTGCGCGTGTGTGATAGCTTGCAGGCAAAGATCACAAGGTCTCAGCACATTTAAAAGGGTATAAGTGTCAGGTCTAGAAGGGTTTAATAGGGTATAAAAGGTCACTAATTCTCAATTAGAACCCTTATTGATTCTCAATAACTAACATCTTATTGAGAACAAATAAACCGCTTAGCTATAATTAAAAAAGGCTTTTTTATTGATTTCATAACATTTAAGCATTAAAATAACGTTTTTTGGCAATAAAAAAGAGAGGGTAACCACTCCCTCTCTCTATAATCCAACTCCCGAAGGGGGAGCGCAAGCGCCACCAAATGAATAGGAATTATCTATCACTTTACAGAGTCACTTTCTTTTGTAGATGAGGCAAACTCCTTCCTCACTATGTGTTACTGATTGAGTGTGTCTCTACAATACTTGAACCTCTCCCATTCTTCATCAGTAAAGTTATCTGATGCATATGGTATTCCTACAACATAGGCACAGAACTTGTTGACGTTTTCGTTATTGTTTGATTGTGCATTGACTGCTACTGTAGCAAGACAAGTGAGGACTAGAAGTTCAACAGCAAACGTGATGTTTAGAAAAGGTTTCATTGAATAGTAGTGAGATCGATAACAGTAATGATTTCTAGTTGTTTAACATTAGGATCGAAATGTTCTTCCCATTCTTTATACAGAGCATAAGACTCTTCGATTAAATCTTGATCGACTAAATGTTCGATTTGAGATTGGACTTGCTCTAGGATGTTTGCGAGCATTGTATCCTTTTGTTGTTCGGTCATTTAGTTAAACCAGTGTGCTAATTCGGCAAGTTCTTCAGCAACATCATCTACATTATCTTCGGTGAGTTGAGATAACAGTTGGTCGATGTCTTCTTGTGGGACATAATACAAATCACCGTTGATTTCATTGGCAATTTGTTGTGCTTTGTCTAGGCAGATTTGCTGAAGTTGGTTGCTCATACTATAGGTCCACTTTGGAGCTAAGTAACTTTAATTCAGTCCAGTGAGAATACTTTAGAAGACACAAGTTGACCGTCTTGGTTATACTTTTCATAGGACCAAGTGTTCTCATCTTGCTCTACATAAGAGTGCTCATTTCCATTGGCATCTGCTTTATGAAATGCACCACATTCAGGTTGGAAGTAATAACCAGATGCGATAAGTGCTTCAGTAAATGTCATTGTCATTTCAGTGAGTTTCAGTTAAACAGTGCGTGAATCTTGTTGCGGATGCTATACACATCTTCTGCATCAAAATCATCATCATCGAGTGCATTTCCGACGAAGTTGTAGATCATATCCCACTGGTCTTCAGTGAAGAGATCGCGGAAGGTTTCCTTTTGCTTGGTAGTCATTTGAGTGTCAGTCATACTATAGGTCCGCTTTGGAGCTAAGTAACTTTAATTCAGTTCAACTTGATGGTATTGTAGAAAGGAACATCTCCATACTTAGTAGACACAAACCATTCAAAGTTTTTCTGATAGACATACTCGCTATTCCCGTGCTCTGCAAGAATAGCATTGAGACGGGATTTGGTGGTGTTTGACTTATATCCGCCATCAAACAATTCCAACCAAGTGTCACCTACCATTGCAATCAGATTGTTATACAGATAGACAAAGCTGACACCTTCAATGTTGACAACTTGTGTGTTGTCTTTCTTCCAATCAGTCTCAGTGCTGATTGCTTTATTCATTTGGCGTTCGATAACTCGCATTTGGTTTTGGTTATGTGTGGTGATACTATAGGTCCACTTTGGAGCTAAGTAACTTTAATTACCTGCTCGGATAAAGACAAGAACTGATGCGACCTGGAGTAACAAGAACTTGTCCTCCTTTTGCAATACACTTTGCTTCGATTTGTGGATTGCGAAAGTGTAAAATAGCAAAGGCAAGTGCGATGATGATAATGCCTACAACTGCTGCAAATACTGTTGCTTCAATGTTAGTTTGATTGTTCATTTGATGTCAGTGAGTGAAAGCACCGAGAGCATTAAACTCAGCAGCAATTTGCTTTTCTGCGATACGCTTACCGTTGATTTGGAAGGTATAACGCAACTGACCTTTTACAGTCTTGGCAACTTTACAGGTCAGGCAGATTTCGCCATCTCGTGTACCTTGCAAATCATACTTTGCGAAGTAGTGGTTACAAACTCCGGGCAACCGATAATCAACAACACCGTTGAGTTGTTGATAGTGTTCGAGAGCAATCTGCTCGCTGAGTTTGATGGAGTCGAAGAGGTCAGTGATGTTCATACTATAGGTCCGCTTTGGAGCTAAGTAACTTTAATTGACGATAACATCAGGTCCAATCACATCACAAAACTCTGACAAGTAATAGTCAATATTCACACCAGCTTCATCTGCAAGTGTGCTATACTCATTGAATTGTTCCTCATTCAGAAGAAAGAACTCAGTCTCAATCATTGGTCGAAATAATGTCTGCTAATGTGTGTAGTGTGTTGGATGTTGTGTTGCGAACTCCTGGTGAGAGTATCATTGCAACGATGAAGACAAGTGCAATCGTTTTCACTTTCGATGGATTCCTAAGTGTTAGTCTCCTTGCCATCAATCGCGGTCAGAGATGTTCCAAACAGTTTCGGGGCAAGGAATATACTTCCCAGAGAGAATTGCTTGCCTACGTGCTTCTTCACGCTCCAACTGTTTGACATAATTTGCCATTGCAAGTTGCACTGCAGCATCATTCTTTGCAGTGTCGTTGAGAATGAAAGCATTGTTAGTCATAATGTGAGTCCTAAGTAACTTTAATTGCAGTAGCTTGGATCTATCTGACAGAAGCGATCTGCTTGCTGTTCTTGATACTCATTCACTGTAGCATGAGCACTCAAACCAAGGCGAAGTCCCAGTGCTAAAGTTGCAATCAGAAAAGCAATTCTCATCAGACTTCATCCTGCATTTCAGTGAGTTTGTCATAAAGATCTCTGCAGATGCCTACATCGTAACCAGTAATCTCAACCATTTCATGCCAACTTTCTTTTGTGTGATGTTCAATGAGTACCAGAAGAGCATCAATCTCCTCAAAAGTGAGAGTGGTTTGTGTCATAATCAATCAAACAACAGAGTAACAAGCAACAGAGGAAGGAATACCCGATAATGCTAACGAACTGTTGCGGTCATCAGCATAATCTTGTGCATCATCTTCAGAGTAGAAAGGTCCAATATACTCGGGAGAGTTGAGTGAAGGAGACTCGAAACGGACGGTGAAAGTGTTAGTCATACTATAGGTCCGCTTTGGAGCTAAGTAACTTTAATTCACAGACCGTTGATGAAGTCTGCGAGTGCTTCTTTGTACTCAGTTTCAGTAGCAAAAGTGCGACCGTGAATGGTACGAGGGTAGGTAACTTTCTGACGCCCAGCATCAGCAACCATTTGGCAGTCTTTCTCATCGTAACCCATTTCGATGAGGTTTTGAACGTAGGGATTGGAGTGTGTCATACTATAGGTCCACTTTAGAGCTAAGTAACTTTAATTGTCACCGAAGTTGTCGATAAGGAAGTCCTCAAGCTGAGTGATTTGAGATTTATTCAAACTCTTAATGTATTCACCAATCACTACAGCAAGAAGTGCAGGACTTTCCATACACTTTTCGCGCAAAAAATCCTCAAGTTCGGTTATGTTAGTCATCATCAATCAGGCAGGAAGGATACAGAAAGTGCCGCACCATTTGCGAACCCATTGTAGAGTTTCATCGTAGGAAGTGCGGGGTTTCGACATAGGCATCGAAACATTCTTTTCGGGGTTGTATGCAATAGCAACGAACTTGTCATTCACTTGCTGAATCCACATTTGATTCACTTTACCTTCTTTCCAGTTGGTGTGATAGTGGTAGACTTCGGGCATTTCAGTGATGTTCATACTATAGGTCCACTTTGGAGCTAAGTAACTTTAATTCTGCGTACTTTTCACTTCTGCAGGTGCATCAGGGACATCAAATCCTTTTTTGATTTCATCACCTTTGACGAAACCAAGTCCACCTAGAATAAGTGCAAGTGCAAGAACGATTGCTGCCTTTGAGTGTCCCAAATCATCATCACGTTCGTTATATTCTTCGATGCTTTGTCCTGTTACTTTCTCACCAACCCAAGTTCCGAAAGCACCACCTAAACCCATCAAAATCCAGGGAGTGAATGATACAAATGCCCATGCAGCTGCAACCAATCCGATGAGTCCTACAGTTCCACCAATACTACCAAAATCAGAACCTGAAGAACTGCCACTATTTCTAACCTCTCTCAGATTAGCAATTTGTTGAACGTCACCGTGCTTTGCATAGATTTGCTCTTTTGCACCAGAGAATGTCGAAGCTTGAACCTCAGTCGTGATACGTCCGACGCGGGAGTTTACGAATACATCTGCTCGCCAAGTTGCCATTACCAAGTACCTCTTTGAATGTGAATTTTACGGATTTCAGAGTAAATGAAGCGTTGAAGTTTGGGGTCGGTAGTGTTATCAAAAGCATAATACAGACGATTTAAGTATTCGTCTTGTGTTGCTCCTATGTTACCATCACCACCGATGTCGTTGAGTGTAGAACCCGCAGAAACCTTTGGTTTTCCCCAATTTCCAGTTATGCGACCTTCAGTACGAAGTTTAGGACGAATCTTTGAGAGATTAGAGTAAGTCATTCATTCCACCCCTCAAAGTATTCAGTAAAAAAGTTAAAACTCAAATCATATTTACCAATCTGAAAATCTACTCCAAATAAAGAACTGGTAAAAAATGAGAGTAGGATATGAAGACCACCAGAAGGATAAACTTGACAACTGGGGTTCTCATAATTCACCCACAGAAATGAATGATTTTTGAAGATACCAAACTGCCAAGTGCGTGAAGTTTCACCACCTTCCCAAACTTTTTTATCGTATTGAAAGAGTTTCATCGTACAATAATCTCCAGGGATTCCAACAGCATCATAGAAAGTTCCATCTGGTTGTCTTCATCAATCACAGGAATGTTTGATTCTACAAACTCACTTGCAAGTTGTGCTATAAGTTCTGTCATCCTTTCGTCATTGTAAGCAAAGGTCGCAAAATCACTTTTGAAACCATCACGCAGCAGGCGCAGGGAACGTGTTACTGTAAGGTCGTTAATAGTGTCGGTCATTTCAGTGGTTGTCATACTATAAGTCCACTTTGAAGCTAAGCAACTTTAATCACCCCCAATTCTTGGCGATGGTAAAGTTTGCGTGAGAGAATGTTTCACGGTCAACGACTTTGTAAGTACCAAACTTGTTGCGAATGACATAACCTTCGTGGAAACTTACCTCATCACCAATAGAGCACTCAATCTCATCCAGTTCGTGAATGAAAAGGAACAAATCATCCTTGATAGACTTCACCAGTTTCCACAAAGAGATGAGATACTTGTCACAATCACATTTTTCTGCAATTTCATTTTCATCCACGACCTTTTCCTCACGGATGCAAGCGTTAATCTCTTTTTTGATTTGTGATGCTTTCTTATCGCTCACAAACTCACACAGAGTAGACATTTGCTTGGCAAACTTACACACATCCTCCAAATCCTCACGGAAAGGGTTAAGTTCGACTTCAGGCTGCACGAACAAGCAATGCTTAGTGCTGATGAGTTTGCTAGTCAGAGGAGCAGCAGTCATCTCACGAATGTCATCGGAACCGCTGTAGATTGTATGTGGAGCGATAACAATATCCTGGCGAACTGGCGCAGGGAACTTGTAAGTAATCGTATTGGGAGTAAATGTATCCAACCCACCACCAAAACCAATCCAATCACCTTGCATCACTTGTTGAGTGCGAGGCAGGAAATCTAGGCAGAAAATGAGAATCTGTGTTACCCTTGGTTGTCCACCGAAATGGGTGAAGATGTCATCTTCGTTATAGCAAAGGCGAATCTTTTTCTTGTTAAATGCTGCTTTGGTGCAGACAAAGAACTTACCATTCTGAGGATTAGTTCCCCACACAATAGCTGGGGCACCATCCATCTTCACACTGATAGTAGATTCTACCTCAGAGAACCAATCAAGCACTGACAGATTGCCAGTCAAAATCTCATCTTCTGGGTGCTCTAGGTGCTTGTTTTGCATCGGTTTGGTCTTCATACTACAGGTCCGCTTTGGAGCTAAGTAACTTTAATTTGATAAAAGTTTGCTAGAATGAGGTAACATCCACGGGAATCTGAGTGATTCTATCTTGAGCAATTTCAAAGTATCCAGGATCACTATCCATTCCAATAAACTTGCGACCAAGTTTAACAGCTGCTACACCAGTTGATCCAGATCCCATACAATTGTCAAGTACAGTTTCACCTTCGTTAGAATAAGTCTTGATCAACCATTCCATCAGAGGAACAGGTTTTTGTGTTGGATGAACTTGTTGCTGAGCACTGAAATCTCTAGAAATGTTGAGAACTGACTTTGGATACCTAGTACCATCATTGGAGAATGATTTGCGAGGTTTCATACCATAACCGTGATCATTTTTTCTCCCAACGTAACCCTCAGGATTTTTACTTGTTCTTGAGTATGGTTCTCCTTTTTCCATCTGTGGGTTGTAAGTTCCACCTGATTCTTTGGAGAAGATCATTATATTCTCGTGGGTCTTCATTGGTCTGTATTTGGCAAGTCCAGGCGACCCACATTTGTTTTTGTTCCATACTAATTCGTACCTGAACCAGTTAATCTTTGAGCAGATAAGTTGTGCAGAGAAAGGTTGAGAACCAAACAGACAAATTATACCTTTCGGTTTAATGATTCTACCATACTGTTCCCACATCTCGTTGAAATCGAGAACAGAATCCCACTTAATGCTAGTAGTTCCATAAGGAGGATCGCAACAAATAAAATCAATAGATTCGTCTGGAATTGATTGCATCAACTCCAAACAATCCCCAAATTGCAGATCAAAGTTGTTCAAAACCATCGTGTGCGTTAATCTTACGGCGTACTGATTCCTTGTAACATTCTATCAGAAACTCATACGATTGTCCATAGTCACGTTGAACAGGTTGAATGTTATCTTTCCACTTGATTTGGAATGGAAGATTGTTGCCGTTAGGAGTTAGCTTGTTCAGAGATTTAAGACTCTGCAAATAAACTTCGCGAGTCCCCTTATCAACTGCAATGATATAATAATCGCGGTCATTTTCTTTTCCGCCATGATTCTTCAGGGCATCCTGAAACTTACCCCAGGAGGAAACAATCACTTTATCCTCGGGAAGATCAGTCAAAGCATAAAGAATTGCTGCTTTAGATGAAAAGTTGTCTGATGCACCCTTAGCAAAGTCGGAAGACTTAATGTTGAGAGGATAACCAAATAATTTTACATCCCACCAGCAACGTGCTGCTGGTTTTTGTACATTTTCTTCACCATATTTTTCAATGAGGAGATCAATTACAGTATCTTCATCTGTGATACTATTCACACGACCATCCTCGTGATTCTCACTGATTGTTACAATGCCAGAAAGATAATTAACGGCATCAATGAGTTGTTGTGGGAAAGTCATTGAAATTGGGTGATCATGCAATAGGTCCGCTTTGGAGCTAAGTAACTTTAATCGACAGGAAGCTTTGCCTGTGATTTACCCTTTTTGTGGTCGTCAATAAATTTTCGTGCTGATGCTTCGGTCCTACACACTTTGAGTTGCTCTCCGTTGTGAATGATCATCAGTTGATTACCATAGGGCACGGCTGCATAGTTACCTTTGCCAACAATAAATCCTTCTTTCATACTAGAAACCTCTTCTCATATTCCAACAAATCTACAGGTGCTGGAATAATGTTGTCATCATATTCTACAGCATTATCCCATCTTGCACCATTCTTCTGATATAGTTTGATGCCAAGATGCTGATACTTGAGATTAGTTGGAACGTGAACTTTGTAGTTTGTGCCATCATTCTCTGTCAGCATACTTAGTCTCCTATTCTCATCCTTGGTCACTGTAATCGTAGAGCAAGATAACCAAAACAGGTTCTCAAATACATCATAATCAGACAGGTATTTGTCTGGGTTA